CCTCGAAATTTCCCCGGGGGTCGATTTTCTGAGAACTTTTTATTGATATTTTCGGCTGGAATTGGCATTTTATATGGAAATTTAGTAGTAAAAGAATTCAAAGTGTGCTTGAAGTCATGCAAACCGAGTGCTAACTGTATACAAACTGTTCTTAAACTGTATGAAAGTGAAGGTGAAGTCAGTGGAACAGGAGGAAAACAGGATGGAGAACCTTGCTCCACTGCCTTTTACAGCGGATGAAGCCGAGGATGAACTTATATCTCTTGCCACAAATCTCGCTCTTCAGAGACTTCGTGATGGAACTGCTAGTAATCAACTCGTAGCGGAGATATTAAAGCAAGGAACTGCTAAGGCTAGACTTGAGAAGGAAAAACTTCGTATGGAGAATGAACATTTGAAGGCTAAAACGAAGGCTATAGAGTCTCAGCGCAATACTGAAGAGTTCCAGATTAAGGTACTACAGGCACTTCATATGTATGCACCTTCTGATTATTCATTTGAGGATGATGATTATGAGTAGGAGCTATACTGAGTTATCCAAGCTTCAAACTTTTGAGGAGCGATATGAATATTTAAGGCTTTCAGCAAAGATTGGTGAAGAGACATTTGGTGCTGAAAGATTCTTCAATCAATATTTCTATAATACTCCAGAATGGAGAGCTTTTAGACGAGAAGCTATTATTAGGGATAATGGCTGTGATCTTGGAATAGAGGACCATCCAATTGGAGGTCGAATAGAAGTTCATCATATCAATCCGATTACAAAAGAACAAATACAAAATAGGGACGAATGTTTAATGGATCTTGACAACGTTATATGTGTTTCATCTAATACACATAAAGCAATCCATTATGGTAATGAATCTCTATTGCCAAAAGATCCTGTCGAAAGAAGACCAAATGACACTTGTCCATGGAAACAGTAATCATGAGGTGAGATATTATGGAAGAGTCTATCTTTAAAACAATTAAATCTTTGCTTGGTCCTGAGGCTGAGTATGACGTGTTCGATCCTGATATTCTCATCTTCATAAATGGTGCGCTAGCCACTTTAACTCAACTCGGTATTGGACCGGCAGAAGGGTTTAGGATCACTGGAGAAACAGAGACGTGGCATGATCTGCTTGGTGACTATAAGGATCTTGAGTCTGTAAAGACTTACATTTATATGAAGGTACGACTAGTATTTGATCCTCCATCCAGTTCTTCAGTTATGTCAGCATATGAGGAAATGTGCAAAGAATTAGAATGGAGATTGAATGTGGCAGTTGATCCTTCAAGGATTAATGCATAATAAATGCCGAAGTGAGGTGATAATATTGTGAGTCAGAATAATGCAATTGGGATGCCTTACTCGGATGAACTGTATCATCATGGTATACAGGGTATGCATTGGTATGTTCGGAGATATCAAAATGCTGATGGCAGTTTAACTGAAGAAGGTAGAAAAAGGTATTCTAAAAATAGGCGCCCTGCTAGTGTAACCGATACTGGCACTGGTAACGCTAAGCGTATGAAGAAAACTGTCAATGAGATAGTTTCAAAAAACGGAAAGCAAAATGTTAGGAAGAACGGTGTTCCTTCTGTAAAAGGGCGTGTAGCTTCTGGTGCTAAAGTTGTCGGAGTAACGGCTGCTCGTGGGGCTAGTAGGCTTGGCGAAGGTATTGTACGTGGCGTTAAGATGAAGCTTGCTGAGAAGTTTCCATTTATGCTAAACGATGAAGAAATTGCAAAGTATAGAGAGAGGCTTCAGCTTGAAAATACTTATCGAAATGCTATGGCTGAAAGAAGGTCTGCAAAGAATAGATCTAAGGGCGACCAGTTCATTTCTAATCTTGCAAAGGATACCATATCTAATACCGTTCGAACAGCAACGAATAAGGTTGTAAATAAAGCACTTGATGAAGCACTTAAGACTAGAGATGAACGAGAAGCTGAAGAAATGAAATCTCAGACAAATAGAATGGTATATAATTTCAGAGAGAATATAGCATTACTTGAAAAATCTAATAAGAGTGATCGTGATCATAGACTTGCTTTGGAAACTGAGAATGATCAATTAAGAGAAAATATTAAAGAAATTGACGAGCAGTTAAAGAAACAATTTATTATGGACCCATCTACAACATATAGCTTGAATAAGCTTAAAAATACATATTTAGAAATGATGAAAGAAAATGGAAGAGCTATTAATATATACGATAATAGAATTAAGTCAAGAGACAATACTATTGATGGTTATAATGGTGCTTTGAAATCACTTGGAGCCAAAAATGAAGGGGAAGGCAAAAAGAAATAAAAGGAGTCTTAATTCATGTCCCTCTCTAATACGGCAACACCTATCTATTATGGTCAATTTCGTGATGCCGTCTTAAGGTGCGACATACCTGTAAACGAGCCAATAGCTTTAGAGATGGCCAGAATAGATGGGTTTATTCGAAATCCTAACTATTACTATGACGATGAAGCAGTGAATGGGTATATAGCATTCTGTGAAAACGAATTGACTCTTAGAGATGGTAGTCGTCTGCACCTTCTTGACTCGTTTAAATTGTGGGCAGAGGAATTGTTTGGCTGGTACTATTTTACCGAAAGAAGCGTATACCAACCGTATAAAGATGGCCATGGCGGAAGATACATTCAGAAACGAATTAAGAAAAGGCTTATTAATAAGCAATATTTGATCGTTGGTCGCTCTGCTGCTAAATCTCTATATGGATCTAGTATTCAAAGTTATTTTCTTGCTATAGATAAATCGACAACCTCCCAGGCTACTACAGCTCCTACAGTTCGACAGGCTGATGAAATATTGGCACCAATACGAACGGCACTTGCTCGAGCACCTGGCCCATGGTTTCAGTATCTAACAGAAGGATCTCTACAGAATACTACAGGTTCAAGAGCTAATAGAGTCAAAATGGCTTCTACGAAAGAAGGAATAGTGAATTTTCTTACAAATTCAAAGCTTACAATAGTTCCAATGTCAATCGAGAGCTTCCAGGGCCCGAATTTAAAAGTCGTGACTATCGACGAATGGCTTTCTTGCGATATTCGTGAAGATGTGGTCGGTGCTGCAGAACAATGTGCTGCAAAGGGTGGAAATGATGACTACATAATTATCGCAATGAGCTCTGAAGGTACCGTTCGAAACTCTGTTGGTGATACTATTAAGATGGAACTAATGGATATTCTTAGAGGCAAGTATAAGAATGATCATGTTTCCATTTGGTATTATAGACTCGATGACATTAAAGAAGTTGAATACCCAGAGATGTGGCTAAAGGCTAATCCAAACATTGGTAGAACGGTTACATGGGACATCTACCAATCGGATAAGGAACGAATGGAGCATGAGCCTTCTACAAGAAATGATATACTTGCAAAGAGATTTGGTATACCAGTAGAAGGCAATTCGTATTTCTTCACATATGAAGAAACTTTAACAACCGATCGTTCTCTGGATTTTTACGATTGCGTTTGTTCGCTGGGCATCGACCTGTCGCAAGGCGATGACTTCTGTGCTTTTACATTCATGTTTCCATTAAGAGATGCTGAGTTCGGTATCAAGACAAGATGCTATATAACGTCATTGACTTTTCAAGGTCTTACACTTGCCACAAGAAATAAGTATGAAGAATTTATAAGAGAAGGCAGCCTTGCGGTATTTGAAGGTAGCGTTCTCGATCTCGATGAAGTTTACGATGATATCTATAAATACATAGAGGATAATAAGTATGACGTACGTTCTGTCGGATACGACCCCTATAATGCCAAGGACTTTATAAATCGATGGTCTATGGAAAACGGTCCTTTTGCTATCGAAAAAGTGCGTCAAGGATCAAAGACAGAAACGGTTCCGCTTGGAGAGATTAAGAAGATGACAGAGAATGGACTCATACGATTCGATCAACAGATGATGACATTTTGTATGAGTCATTGCGTCATTATAGCGGATACAAATGGAAATCGTAAACTTTCTAAGGCACGCCGAGCCGAAAAGATTGACTCGGTTGCAGCGATGCTTGACGCTTACGTGGCGTATAAAGCAAATAAAGAAAACTTTGAATAGTGGGAGGAATTCAAAATGAGTTATAACCCATATGCTCGCTATACTTATGGCGGGAGTTTGTATCATGGTCGTAAAGCTATTGCTGATGGTGGCGCCCGTAACGGGTATTCTAATACTCCTGGGTATAGGCCTATTGGTAAGAAAGCAATTAGCCGTATTGTAGGCTATGATCGATCTGGGCATCCTATCTATGCTTATACGAATGCCGGTCCGACTCCTTGGAGCGTATCTCAGCAGCGTAGGAACGCTCAGATTGCTAGAGGATCTGATACTAGAGATGCGGCTCTTAGGAATCTGAATCAGCAGCGTACTCAGAGCGATCAGCGTGTTACTAGGAAAGTTAACGAAAGAAAGTTAGCTGCTGGTGCTGCTAAGCGAGAGCAGGATCTTAGGAATTCACCGGCTAAGACTACCAAAGCCGATACCAAGGTTAAGAATTATAATAACTCTCCTCTCAAGCCTATTAATGAAGCTAAGAATAAGGCTGGCGGTTGGCTGAATACCGCTCGTAAGAATGTTGGTAATTGGTTTGATCGTCGTGGTGATGAAGCTCGAGCTACGTTTAGAAATATTACTAATGCTTGGGACGGCAGGGCTGGTAAAGGTAGCGCTAAAGATAGTTACGAAGCGCTTAATAACACAGCTATGAACTATCTTAATCGTGCCAGAGAAATGGAGCAGCGTGGAAATACTGCTAAAGCTCAGGAATATCGTGATAAGTATCGTCAAGCTGCAGCTAAAGCAGATAAAGAACGAAATGCTTATAATAATTCCATTTCTGGACGCATAGATGCGGCAAGGCGAAACGTTGGTAACTGGTTTGATCGTCGAGGCGATGAAGCACGAGCTACGATTAACAATGTTCGTAATGCTGTTGGCAACGCTTGGGACGGCAAGGCTGGTAGAGGAACCGCTAAAGATAGTTATGAAGCTCTTAACAATACTGCTATGAACTATCTGAATCGTGCTAGGGAAATGGAGCAGCGTGGAAATACTGCTAAAGCTCAGGAATATCGTAATAAGTATCGCCAGGCTGCGGCTAAGGCTGAGAAGGAACGTAGTAATAACGATGCTTATAATAATTCTATTAGAGGTCGTTTAGAGCGCGCTGGTAATGACGTTGGGAACTGGCTTAACACTTCTCGTAGGAATGCTGGTAACTGGTTTGATCGTCGAGGTGATGAAGCTCGTGAATTCG